CTCGAACCATACGATATATTGCTCCATCGAAAACGGGCTTTGTTTGGCAGAATTCTATCTGCTCAAACTCATGAGCCACACAATCAATTTTCATAACAAAACCAAGTTCACGAAAATAATTATCCACATTGACCAACAAATTGGCCAAATCCTTGCGCTCCACAAACACGAGGCAATCGTCTCCATCATCTGCTATTGAAAATTTCTTAATGCCCCGCGATCGGACATAAGAATCAATCATAGCTGTCATGATGAGGCAATTGCCAAGTGAAGTATTCATGTCACCGCTCATGCGGGTGCCTTTAACTACATACTTGAGACGTCCGTCCTTGCAGTACCCATAACAGTGGTTCTCCAACTGCCAGGAGAGCAGTTTTGACAACTGCTTATCTCCCCGATACTGTTTCAAGTAAATAGAATGCTCCCAACGCAGAGCGTCGTAGCTGACGTGTTGGTCAAATCTAGATGCATCTAGACTAACCACAACACAGTCATGGAATTTGTCCCACTTCTTACGAAGATGGAAACCACGTTCCTCGGCGTTGAGACCTTTAAGTATCGTGACTTCCTTAAAGTACCTCGTAACTGCTGCATACAGCAGGGGTTCCAACGGCTTTAGGAACCGCCCAACTTCAACATTATACCTCTTATCCCTTGGGGAAATCACGCGAGGGGCCGGATCATCATTCTTGGATAAGTTGATTTTCTCCGCCTTAACAAAGCATCTAACAAAGGAGTCAGCGCGTCGAACACCCTTTACCTGAAGGCTAAGCGCTGCTTGCATATACAATGTATGTTTGCGACCCGTGTACAACGATGGAAATTCCATAGTGGACAGAGGGGTGGTCGAGGGCATATACTGCACAATTTTATTGGAAAATAATCCCAATCTCTCTTTGAAGATACCTGGTTTGGGTCTAATAGTAGGCACAAATTCCCCGGTGACTTTACACTTCTCAAGGAACACTCTCTCTATTACTCCCCTCTCGAGGTTGTTGATACTGGAGTGATGAACTCCATAGTTTACCTGGCTGGACAAACCGTTTACCTGGTAAATACTTCGGGGCTTAAAGCTGACACCGAGTTTCTTTACGGTCAACCCCTCAGGGCACTTGGCAACACTTGGACGTGCTCTGAGACCGTATACTCTGGTGCAGCCCCTTCAGGGTCCTGGGGAGAATTGGTAGCTCGACTTCTCGAGTCTACGGTACTCCTGAATGAGTTCATGAACTTCCTGTGAACCAGAAACGTCCATGACCTCAAGCTCCCATGGTGTTGGGACAAAACTTAGAAAGGTTGCCAGGTCAACTAACTTGGCTATATGGGATGGCCGCATGCCAATACTCTCCATATAATCCAAGGCTACTTTCCTGGCTACCAAGCGATTGGCCTCAGTAAGATGCATCTTACCTAGCTTGGCCTTCACAACTAGGGTGGTGCGACAAATCACACCCACCCTGGTGGTGGAATTTATTCCCTCAACGGGGCATTCAACTTCGCCTTGCTTTTCC